GCTTATTTTATTAAGTATGCAAGGATACAGCTTGTTACATGTTACAGTCAGAGAGGGCGTCAGCAATCTTATCATGGACCCCTTTCATGACCTTAATTTCTGATTCAGCAATGCTAAAACGCTCACTGGTAATAATATCCTCAAGAGAACGTATCCGGCGAATCCGGGCACAGCGTTCTATCAATTCATCCAGACGGACATTAACCACCCGGTTAAGATAGCGCAGTTCCCGTTCCGTAAGTTCTATGTTCATCCAACCACTACTTTCTATTGATTTCTTATGTTCGCGACCCCGTAGGCACATCCATGGCATGATGAATCGCTACCGCCAGGGACCTGGCACTTTCTGTAGTCAAGGGGAAGGGGGTATTCCCGGCCCCTAGGCTACACCGGGGGCCGGGGACTTCGCTTCCGCTAGTTTGGAGAATCGACCAGACGGCATTCCTCGACAAAACCACCGCGGCCATAGGAGATATCCACAAAATCCTCTGGATGAATACCAGAAATATCCGGGGCATATTCACCGTTCCAGACGTCAACCTGTTCCACACGGCGGCCACGGACTTTATCGGGCTGTCTGGATGGAACTGCATAGAAACGGGTGAAGTCATAAGGCTTACCAGTCTTTTTAGAGATACCCTCGAATCTCTCAATGCCTAAAATCTCATATACCATAATCAAAACCTCTCTTTCTCAACTAACTAAGTGATTGTTATATGTAATCCGGGGCAGAGCCGGAAAAGGATACCCCGAAGAACAAGCTATGTTGTCTGGACCTCACTGGATATGGACGGGATGGAATCCGTCTTTTCGTCCAGGTAAGCCAAAATATGTTCCAGGCGGGCGAAATGATATTGAAGAACATCCACACGGCACTGGTCATGCAAGGCCATGGCCCGGCAGATAGCAACACTGGTTTCATTTTGTTCCTGCTCTATGAGAGCCTTGGAAAGTCTGCGCATTCTGGACCCCTCCTGTCAGTTTTATAAGCGTGAAGGACAACGGAAGACAAAGCATCAAACTCATCAATCGTAATTGCATCAATGCTAAATGCAAAACTCAATTGTGCACGAACCCAAATATAGTTAAAACGGAAATCACCATCAACATCACCAAGAAGATACCGTTCTACAACATCATTAAGTGTTTTACGGATACGCTTTTTATCCATCATATTAAATCCTCCTTATGCACTAACTAAATCAATTCTTGTGAACTAACTAAATTTGTGGTAAAATAGATACTAACTAAGCGCTTAATTGTTACTTATCGTTACACCTATATCTTATCACATCTTGCACAAGATTAATATTGACATCTTGCACAAGATTAAAGATATATAATCTTGCATCTTGCACAAGAATAACAGGAGAGGAATATGTCTAGCTTTAATGCAACAAAATACAAAAACGAATTTACGAAAGAAAAATATGACCGCCTAAACATACAAGTACCCAAAGGCCAAAAAGCAGTAATAGAAGAATACTGGAAGGCCAAAGGCTATAAAAGCTTGAATGCGTATGTAAATGACCTAATACAACGGGATATGAATAATACACCTGGAATCCAAATAAATCATAACAAAGGAATTGTAGCCGGAAATATACATGGGGATATCAACATGAAATAGGGCCACAAACGCACCAGAATGAACGAGAAGCGATTTTAAAGACCTAAGGCAACATTTTATCAAGGAGGACAACAAAATGGAAAATAAAGAGTTAATAGAAGCCATCAGAGGAATGCTAAAAGAAGAATTGGAACCCATACATGAGGAAATCAGCAAAGTGAAAGACCGGCTAACCGTATTAGAAATCAAAGAACAGGCCACACATAAAAAACTTGATAATCTGACCCTTGATGTAAAAATAGCCGAAAGAGATACCAGGAGAGACATAGCACAAGCAAATGACGCTATTGAAACACTTATTGCAGTCCTGGAAGCAAAAGGCATATTACCAAAAGCACTATGACAGCAAAATCCCCGGCTCTATGCCGGGGATATGCGAAAGGAGTAAACATGGAAAATATAATCAATGGAATCATTGGACTAACTACAAATAAAGCTTTTTGGTGTTGTGGAGCTATAGCATTAACCATGTTCCTGTTTAGAAAATTCAAAGATTAGCAATGTACTTAAAGTAAAAGGAAAATAGAATAAATGCAATCATGTAAACATAACATACAATCATGTCCAAGTCGGTATACTTCCTGCCACGCGAACGCTTGCGGACAAAATAGTTATGGATAGCAAAGTATAAAAGCGGCAAAACAACAAAGAAAACCGAACAGAAATAAATTTTATCCTCAGACGTCATATTAATCCTCCTCAATCGCCCCACGCTTGATTGCCTCGGCCAGGCCCACCTGGACAAGCCTTGTTGCCATTTCAGCCGGGGTGGAGTAGCATTCACAGAACTCCATGTACCTGCAAAGGCGGTCATACTGTTTCGTGGTCAGATAAACATTGACTTTGATTTTTCCAACTGGCTTATTCATAAAAATTTCCCTCCTGATATCTTAATAACTGACTGCGCAACTTGTTAAATATGGGACCCTCAATCTCAAAGGGACGGTCCAGGAGCAAGGTCTTGTACTTACGTTTCGTGTTAGGCGATAACTGGCGGAGATAGTAGTCCACCCGGTCTACCGGCTGTTCCGCAAGGAGCTGTACCATGACCTTTGATTCCGCCAGGTCTATCACTTTACGGGTATAGACATTGGGCCAGCAACGGTAACAATCTATGTAGTCCAGGCTATCCAGCGTAACCTCTATCCGGGTGAGGGGATAATCAAGGCCAGCCTCTATCTGTTTGTTGTAGACCTTTACCCGGCCGGGAGCGGACATACATCCTAAATATTCTGTAAAGTCCTGCGCTGATTTGTAAAATTGGCTGTATTTCCTGTTATCCTTGATAAGCTGTACACAATCACGGCCATATGGCACGTCCACTGCTAAATCCCATCTTTTTATCTTTATTGCTTCTACCATGGGGAACAGTTCGTTTAGGACCGTTCTTAGGAGCTGTCCTATCTGGCTTTGCAGGCCTCTGTATTCCACTTCCTCCTGGTCAAAAGGAGATACACTTATACGCATGAACCCATCATCATAAGCAATCTCACCAAGTATCTTGTTTGGGTTAAAGTCCAGGAAACCCTGTAAGACCGTCTCTTTCTTTACACCATTCATACAAAGGCCAATGGAAAATGATAATCCTTTGATACCAAACACAAAAAGGTATCGGTAATCAAAATCCTTTAAGGATTGATAATAAGTAGAGCCTGGAAGATAGGAGAGGAAGGAAAGGAAGGATTCAACCATATCTGTATCCGGGAACTCAAAGGAGTAACGGAGGGAATCACAGGAATAAAAGATACCATCCTCAATCAATGGGTTGAAATAATAAAGCATGGGCAAAACCTCCTAACATGAATTGTGTAAATTGTGTGAAAAAGTCAGAAATTGATAGGACTTCGGACCTAATTAGACAGGGGTCCGAAGTCGGTCACCGTTTCTTACGGTTCCATTTCCTCACGACCTCATGAAGCTGTACGCGTCCGCCGGCCATCGCCCGGCGGAGCGCTCCCAGCTTCCCCTGTTTCACCAGTTCCGGGAACGGCATGTATTCAAACTCCTTCTCCGGGAGCTGGGGAGGATTGTAGGAATTGAAATACTTTACATACTTCGGGATGTAGGTAAAACGCACGGAACCGAAGGGGGCCAGGAGCAGGGAATCAATGTTGTAATCATCCACTATCTTTGATTCACCGCTGGCCGACTTATCCGCATGGACAACGGCAACTGTCTTTGTGATACGCCTGGCAATGGAAAAGCAGTTCAGGAAGTTGTGGATGATGTACAGATGGTCAGTAAGGTCACGTATCTTCTTGTCAACATCAAAGGACTGGGAGAACAGATACACGATATGTTTATACTGCCGCTGATATTTGAAATAAACCTTTACGTGTTCCGGGAAGGACTTGAAATTACGGTTATCCCATACAAGGCCCACCTCATCTATAAGCAGGATAGAATTTTCAGGAAAATGGGCAACACCAATATCAACGGTATCGAAGTGATAAGTTCCAGGTATATGCACGTTGCTATAGACGTGCCACCCCTTCTTACGGTATTTAAGTGCCATTTTACACATGAGCGTAGTCTTGCCACTACCTTTCTTGCCAAAGACCATAAAGAGCTTATATGGATTGCGATACTTAAAGAAATGATAAGCAAAAAAGACAATCCAAAACATGCCAAAGCCAAAGAGTAGAACAGAAAACGCATACATTAAAACACCCCCTTAACAAGCTGTTTCGTGATACGGATAAGGCCAACGGGTAACAGGATTAAAAGCATGAACTGCCACATAATATTCGTATCAAGGGTAAAGGCATCCGGGGACATGGGGAACAGAATCACATCTATAAAAAGGTTGAATAAATCAATCATAAAATCACCTCAATGGGGGAAGGGGACCGGGGTCCCCTTCTGAATCATACCTGATGGTAAATGCGCATGAAGAACGCAACCACGGCGCCAGCGAAGAACAGACACATGGCAGCCAAAAGGATGGGCTGACTTAAAATCCAGGTGAGCAGAAGCCCACACTCCTTCCAAAGCCAGGCCGTGACCACGGAAAACGTGGCTAACAGACTGTCAAGGCCCGTGGCCGGAGTACCGCCCTCAGCAAAAGCCGGGAAAGCCATAGCAACAGACGCAACACCAGTGGCGACAGGGATGGAACGATACTTCTTAACCGCATTCTTAATCTTCAACATAAACAAACACCTCCTTATCAATTTATAAAAGTCGCCTAAATATATCTACAACCTTCTTAAGAAGGGGCAGACCAATCACAAACATCCCCACCCAGTAGGAATGCCTCCAAAGGATATCAAACAGAAGTGATAACTCATGAAACATCCATTCAACAACCTTCATAACAATACCAAGGTTCATATAATCACCGCCTATCTATCAGCGACACAAAGATATGGAAGAACTTATCCACAATCCATAAAAAAGCAATGAAGCCAAAGGCATAACAAACCGGATAGAACTGGACAGGGACATCCCCCATCAACGCGAGGATTTTCTCCATAAACATATCAAACAACCTCCCATCAGAACAACAACGATATATGTAAGCGTGTCAGAAACCTTGAATATATGATGATATTGATTCACCTGAATATTGACGTATGTATCACGATAGCGCAAACTACCGGAACTCCAATAATACTCCCTGACATAATTGGGGGAGCCATACTCGCTGATAGTGTAAAAGTTATTGCCAAGGCAGGGAGTAAGATACACAAGCTTACCTGTCTGCGCATACGGATTAAAATTCCCATCCACCAGACGGCCTTGAATGGTATTAGCCGAAACATTGAACAGACGGCCCTGACTGTCTACATAAAGGGAATCCGCATACTCAGGGGGAAAGAGAAGGGTATACTCCTGGCCTGAGATAGAAACATCATAACGAAGTACATTAACATAATCGTCAGAAGCAGAAACCGAACGCGCCGAACGGACAGGGGCATCCATAGGAATAATATCTGTAGGGCCTTCCTCCAGGTCAGAAACATCCTGCGCATCCTCCAGGGAAGAAAGCGCAGCATCCGAGGAGGAAGCAAGACCGGGACCGCCAAAAGAATCACGAATAGCAACAAGTTCGCATAAAATGTATCGGAGTAAATCATCACGTTTTAAATCCTCAAAATCATCAATATCCATCAAGGTTCTATCATCAATCAATAAATCCACATCCGTGTAGGCTGCATCCGAAGGAGAAGCAACCCATATATCATCCATATCCATGTCCCAATCCGTATCTGCATCCACCCTGGACGCATTGGAAGGTGTAGCTGTATCTGCATAGGCCAGGAGAGGGCAGGAGAGCAGGAAAAAACTACTTAGAGCCACCACTACGTTTAGATGCCCTGGGCGGACGAACCACGGAAGATGGACTACCTCCCGCACCACGGAAGGAAATGACAAGCGTAGTAACAAACACAGAAACAACAAGGACAGCGACCAGAAAATCACCATATGAATATCCTCCTAAATCACTGCCAAATAAAAGGACAGCAATCTGCGAAACAATAAAGATACAAAAATCAATTAAATCACGCATCATAATCATCACGACCCCTTATTAAGAATCTGGAACACAACCGCAAGGCTGATAGGGACAACCACAAAACCAACCATCCAGGGCGGGAGATAGGAAAGGCACATCACCAGCCAGCCAACGGAACGGACAATATTAACAATCACAAGAACAAGCGTTGCAATCATGTTGACAATGAAGCTAACCACAGTTTCAACAAACCCGGCAACCGCATCAAAAAACTGAAACATTTATGTCCCCCCTTTGAACCGATAATAACCAATGCAGAGCATGGCAATCGTGAGAGTAAGGGAAAAGCCGATAGGGATATTCAACCCTTTCATGTTATTGTAAATATGATTCAGAAAATAGGATATATCCGATAAAGGTCCCTTAATACGGGTAAAATAATCATCATAACGGAATGAATTAATGTTATTGCTTACATCCTCCATTAACTGTTTTTCATTTTCCTGCATGTTGTGAATAGAATCATTCAGCTGAGCATTACTGTTATCCAGACGGGATTTATCATAACCATTTGCAAGCTTATCTGTATTTGCATTATTATTGTTAATGATATTCGTGGTATTGGATTCCTGGGAATCAATGATATCCTCTGTATTGCGCCGGTTTGCGGCTAAATCCTCAGAGTGATGTTGATTCATCTTGTTATACATGTTCGTGAACTCACCCGCCAACTGGTCCCAAAAGGAATGGAGCTGATTACTGATAGTCTGAGTGGTATCCACAATCTGTTCAATGATAGTATCCTGTTTCTGCACCAAAGCCGCCGTATTGTTAGCCGTATCCTGGACCGAATTGGCAATTGCCTGGTTCTGTTCCGATGCATCCGGAAGAGGGGCAACCGGATTGTTAATGTTACCGGATTCATAATCCCGGAAGGAAATGACCGAGGAAAAGTTAAGTTTCTGCGTACCATAAAGAGGAAACGCATAAGGGAAAAAGAACTCAACCGAGGTGAGGGCCTGGCTATTCACGTTATATGTAACCGTATAGAAGTCAGGGGGAATAGTATCCGAAGCAATCTTCGGAAGCTGGCCGGATAAATCCGAAGCGTTAGGTCTTTTAACACGGCCACGGGCATACATCCTATCAAGCAATAATGAAGTGCTACTTGTCTGGATGGAAACCTGAGCCTTCCACTTGCCAGTTGTTGGAAAAGAAGAGCGGGGGAGAACCAAAACAAAACCTTGAATGCCCATACCGTCAGAAGGTGTAAATTCCTTACCAAAAGCACCTTGCCCGCCAGCCTCCTGAACCTTACCAAGGGATTTCTTATAGGTTCCAGAACCATAAGCAAAAACCTCAACCGTTGACCAATTAATCGTATTGGTAGATGTAGGAAGGTCCCCGGCCAAAACAGTCAGGGGAAATAACGAAAGGATAAAAAGCGCCAACAGGGCACTTAAAAACTTCTTAACCATAAAAAAAATACACCCCCTAACAAAAGTGTTAAAAGATGTATCCTTATATACTTAAATCAGCCTTAACTATTCGTTAAACTAGACTTTCGCGAATAGTTA